GCCATTGAACTCATGAAGCAGGTGAGAGACGAGGGCAAGAAGCTGGATATGACTGGATGGCAGCAAAGCGACACACCAGCTAAAGATTTTCATACTTGCGGCACTGCATGTTGTTTTGGAGGATGGTTAGCCATTAGTCCTAAATTCAAACAAGACGGCGGCAGGATTGGTTGTTTTGGCGCTCCTATGTTCGGAGAAGATATTCTTGGGCTTGGCTTCCAACATCATCAAGAATATCTTCTCCATGATGTTGGAAGCCAAGCCATTGCCAACTATTTGGAAATAGATGAAGACGCTAGCGATAATCTATGTGCAATTATTTGTTTATTTCCAACTATTCCGAATGAATTCTATGCTCATAGATTGGAGACAGAAGACATCACTCCCGATGACGTTATCAACGCCCTTCAAACTATCTTAAACAGTGAGGAATAATAAATGGACAGAAAATCCTACAGCAAGCGGCGAGAAACCAATCTATGGCGTATTGTTGATGACGAGATTATCAGCCTGCGAATAAAAATACTTAGGGGTGATTTGGTAGGATTTAAAGCTCCATATCAAGAAGATTTGGTCTATGCACTAACACGGGATATCGCAGATAAAGTTTGCGCTGAATATCGTAAAAGTTATGCACCGGAGAAAAAATAATCATGGCTAAATCCACAGGTAGAAAAGACAAACTAAGAAGCCTTATCCAAACCCGCTGTGATCTGGCATTAGAAGCTATACAGGAAAGCCCAAGAACTCCCGTTGAGATAGGCCAATACCTTGCCCGGCATGGCCATCATCTCAACTCGCGTGAACTTGACTGGGTGCGGCAGATACTTCGGAAAGAAGGAAAAATTAAATTCCAGAAATTGTCAAAGAGATGGGTAGCCATTGAAAACCCTAACATCATCCAGAGAGCATCGCCAAAAGCCTACATCCCGCATGAAACCTTACAACGCAGGGCGGAGATTGTCGAGCTATGCCGCGAGATGAAAACCGCTAAAACCCTATCAAAACTGGTCGGAATAGCTATATCATCCATACACGACCACATGAAAACGCTGATCAAGCTGGAATATGTCCAGCGTATCGAGAAAGCCTTCAAGAGCGGTGGAAACTGGGCACACGGCTTTATTACGATTATTGACCATCCGTTTGAAGTGCCTGAATACAAACCTCAATTTAACCCTATGCAACAAGGACTTAATCCACAACTTTGTGCCTTAATGGGTTACACTAATCACATTCCCCCAACGGGCAGACATATCAAAGAAACCATGCCGGATATTCCCTTGAGAAAGTTCAAGATGACGATCGGCAATGGTAGTTATGGGCTGGAGGGTATTTGATGAAACTCTGTAAAGATTGTAAGCATTGTGAAGCTGGACAAACTTCAGATTTCACAAAATGCTTTAAGAACACAGAAAAGCGTATTAATCTCATTTCTGGTGAAGCTCTAAAATCTATGGTTATGTATTGCCATACTCATAGAGGTGCTGGGTGGCTAGATGCAAGGCTTCACAATCTGTGCGGCAAAGAAGGCCGCTGGTATGAGCCTAAATGACCTTCCCTCGGTATTACTACAGCCGAAACCCATTAGACATTTTAATTGAACAAGAGAACCGAACCTGTAAAGGCTGTGTCCATGAAAAAAAGTACACCATAGCAAACCATCCATTCGTAATCTGTCTAAAAGGCAAAGCACAAGGCAAACGCTGTAAACTATATAACTCAGGGGGATAAATGGGCTGGCGCGAAGATACACAAGACCGTTTGCACAATTGGTGCAGAGTTTACAGAAATTACCCTCACTGGCAAGCTTGTAGAAGCCTGGAAGGCCGTTATATTCCCGAACGGGTAGCAGATGAGCTGCCACAAGCAAAACGTGCCGTAGCAGATCACAAGGACGCTGCATTACTGGAATCAATTCTCACTAGTAAAACCTTCCCCGATGTCGGACGAAGAGTCATCGTTTATGCTTACATCACGCCCAAAGGAAACCTTGACGGCTGGCTCCGCAAGCTCCGCAAGCTTTACGGTTATCGTTTGCATGGCAATTTTGATGAACACCAGCGCAAATATGAAGACATGGTATATAACCGTTTAATAATGCTTGACAGGGCTACATATATTCTTTAGTATTAAAGGCAATTAGAGATTTTGCCGTCATTCGACGTGATACTTGGCCTTTAAGGAGGGCCGAGCTTTCACTAAATCAGGCCAGCTTCGCGCTGGCTTTTTCATTTCCGAAAGGCTTATATGGCTAAACTCACCAGCAAGAAGCGCAGCAAGCTATCCGACAGTGAATTCGGCCTTCCTTCGGAACGCAAATATCCAATGCCTAACAAGGCTCACGCCGTAAACGCCAAGGCCAGAGCAACACAGATGGAACAAAGAGGCCTGTTGTCTCCTTCTCAAAAAGACACTATCGACACCAAGGCCAACAAAGTCATCAGAAACAAAACCAGACACTAAGGAGATAATCATGTTCGGCAAGAAATCAAAAGGCACCAAGAAACCAGGTCGCGGCGGCAAGAAGTAGTAATAGATAAAATCTATCAATAGCGAATAATCCATAGGAACTCGCAACTATGAAACAAACAAATAATCAAATTCTTAAAGGTTGACTCAAAAATGGGCGCTCCTTTAGGTAACAAGAACAATACCAAGAACCAGTATTGGTCTGACGCATTAAGAAAACACATCACCCAAAACCCAAAGGACTTGGCAAGTGCTGCACAGGCTTTGTTCAACAAAGCTAAGGACGGTGACGTGAATGCAATTAAAGAGATTGCTGACCGCTTGGAGGGTAAACCTATCCAGCGTGTAGAAGGTTCTGGCGAAGACGGTTCATTCATTACCAAGATGGTTGTTCAGCTGGTAGAGCCTAGCAATTAATGCATGTCGCTAATGTTAAGTTCCCTGCAAAACTAGGCTTCCTGTTTTACCCAAAGCGCTACAAGGTAGCTAGGGGCGGACGAGGTTCAGCCAAGTCATGGAGCTTCGCCAGAGCGTTAATCATATTAGCCAGCCAGGAAAGAAAGCGCATAGCTTGTTTCCGTGAGGTGCAGAAGTCCATTGCTGACTCGGTACATAAGCTACTTGGCGATCAAATCCAGATGATGGGCTTGGGTGGTGAATACCAGATCGTCAATGATGCAATCCGCAACCTGAAGAACGGCAGCGAGTTCCTGTTTGCTGGCTTATCCGACAAGACCGCTGAATCCATCAAGTCGTTTGAAGGCGTAGACATCGCATGGGTGGAAGAAGGCCAAGCCGTCAGTAAGCGTTCATGGTCGATTCTTATACCCACTATCCGTAAAGACGATTCGGAAATATGGGTAAGCTACAATCCAGACCTGGAGACGGATGAAACCCATCAACGGTTTACCATCGACCCACCGCCGGACTGTATCAGCGTACTGGTCAACTACACGGATAATCCTTGGTTCCCGCAAGTGTTGGAAGCCGAACGCCTGGAATGCAAGCGCAAGTACCCTAAAGACTACGCCAACATCTGGGAAGGCAAATGCCGACCAGCAGCAGAAGGTGCGATCTACTATGACGAGATGGAATCCGTTGTAGAGAACAACCAGATTATCAATCTTCCGTATGACCCAAAGTTAAAAGTCCATGTGGTTGTAGACTTGGGCTGGAATGATGCCATGAGCATTATCCTGGTACAGAAGAACCTGTCCGAGATACGCATCATAGATTACATCGAAGATACCCATAGGAAGCTCACAGACTACTCTCAGGAGCTTAAAGACAAGCGTTACAACTGGGGCAAGCTGTTCATCCCGCATGATGGGTATAACGAGCGTGTAGAAGCTGCCAGCGCGTACAAGATACTCACTGACCTAGGTTGGGATATTCCGCTCAGGGAAGAGTTGACCGAACTCAATATCGAGGGCGGCATCAAGGCCACTAGGGAGATATTCCCCAGAACCTACTTCAACAAAGCCAAGACGGCACGTCTAGTCGAATGCCTGAAACGCTATAGACGCGTCGTACCAAGAAACACCAATGAGCCACGCTCACCGCTTCATGATGAGTTCTCGCACGGCGCAGATGCTTTTAGGTATCTTGCGCTAGCTGAACACATGATGCGGAACGAAGAGCGCAACTGGAAGCCGATCAAATACTCAAACATGGGAATCGTATAAGTGGAACCAATGACCGAAGACGAACTGCTAGCCAAGATAGCGCAGGAGGAACGCACCTCCATGGACTATCTAGGCGGGAGTCTGTCTGACGAACGCTCCGAGAACATGGAACTCTATCTCGGGGACAAGACACGCGAACTCACGGCGATAGAAGGTCGGTCATCGGTAGTCTCTATGGATGTGCAGGAAGCCGTGGAATCCATGATGCCGTATCTCATGAAAGTATTCTGTGGTGGCGATGAAGTTGTCAGGTTTAACCCGGTAGGCCCGGAAGACGTGGAAGGCTCCGAACAAGAGTCGGATTATGTCAATCATGTGGTGGTCAACCAGAACAACTTCTACCTAGTCGCCACACAGTGGTTCAAGGATGCCTTAATCAACAAGAACGGTTATGTTAAATACTGGTGGGATGAAGCCAAGGAAACCAGCGAGGAATCCTATCAAGGGCTGACCGACATAGAACTCCAGTTGCTGCTCCAGAATCCAGATGTGGAGCCTATCGCCCACACTAGTTACCCTGATACGACAGATCCAATGGCTCAGCAAGTCATGCTAGCCGCACAAGCTGGTGACGTGCAAGCGCAGGCCATGCTGGCTCAGATTCCGCAACTGCATGATGTTAAGGTCAGAATCACCAACGTCACAGGAAAGGCTTGTATAGAACCTTGTCCATCTGAAGAAATCCTCGTCTCCGCCGATGAGCGCTCACTAGACCCCAATACCACACGTTTCTTTGAACACAGGCAATGGAAGACCATCTCTGACCTGAGAGAAATGGGCTACGAGGTCGAGGATGATATCTCTGATGACCAGACGACGTTATGGCTGAGCGAGGATTGGCTGTCACGGCAGGACTTCCCCGAGGAAGAAACCTGGAGAGACGAAACCACCGGAGCGAATCGCAAGGTCATTTACAAGGAAATATACTACAAGGTGGATTATGACGGCGACGGCATCGCTGAACGGCGCATGATCTGCATGGTGGGAAGTAAAATCTTCTCCAATGAACAGGTGGATGACGTGGGCTTTGCCGCGATTACCCCCTACATCATGCCGCATCGACACATTGGTAGAGCTTTAGCGGATTACGTCAAGGATATCCAGGTCATCAAGTCGGTCATCCTGCGGAATGTGCTCGACAACTTCTATGCCTCCAATAACGGGCGCTGGGCTATCTCCAACAAGGTCAATCTGGATGATCTGTTAGTCTCGCGCCCAGGTGGAGTGGTGCGGGTAGAAGGCAATCCAATGTCCGAGATCATGCCGCTAGTGAATAATCCCATCGGCTCCGCTGCTTTCCCTTTGATGGAGTATCTAGACTCCAACAAGGAAAACCGTACTGGTATCACCCGTTACAATCAGGGCATGGATGCCAACAGTTTAAATAAGACAGCTTCCGGCATTTCGCAGATCATGAACGCGGCACAGGCCAAACAGGAGCTGATCGCCCGTACCTTTGCGGAAACTGGCGTAAAACAGCTATTCTTGGGGATACATGGGTTGCTGTTGAAGCATGCCAAGAAGGAACAAATCGCCCGTTTGAACAACAAATGGGTGCCGGTAGACCCTAGGCAGTGGAAAACCCGCACCGATATGACCGTATCCGTAGGATTGGGGACTGGCAACAAGCAGGAAATGCTCGGTCATATCATGAGTATCCTGGGAGTTCAGCAACAGGCGTTACAGATCAATGTCGCCACCCCCAAGAACATCTACGAATCATGCGTGGAACTCACCAAGAATGCAGGCTTCAAGGATGTGGACAAATACTGGACAAATCCAGAAACCATCCCACCAAAACCGCAGCAAGCAGACCCCAAAGTCATGCAAGACCAGCAACAATTCCAGTTCGACCAGCAGAAAGCCGCTGCCGATTATCACCAGAAACAGCAACAAATGCAGATGGACTACGAACTCAAGCAGCAACAGATGCAACAGGACTTGCAGATCGAACGCGACAAGATGCTCAAGGAAATCGCCATCCAGCGGGAAAAAGTCATGGCGGAAGTGCAGATCGAACGCGAACGGTTAGGACTTGAGGCAGTGGGACTAGCCCATGCCTCCAGAAACCAGATTAACGGCGGGATAACAGGCTTTTAAGGAGAAGCAAATGGCGCTAAATGCTGAATTAGTCAAGGTCACCGGGTTCGCGGATGGAGTTGCGCCAGGCTCCGCGCATACCGCGGACAAAGTAATCGTCAATGGTGACGTGTTGTTTACCGTTTACGGCGGCCCCGTTCTCATTGATGAGATTCTATCGGTGTGTATCTCGGCCAATGATGCGACTGCTTCTACTTTGCAATACAGCTCGACACCGACTATCGGCTCGGCTACGGCAATTTCCGGCGCTACCGCCTCGTTAGCCAGCGCAACCGCTGGCACTACTATCCGCCTAGCCCCTACCGCATTAAGCACCGCCCCTGTCATTTCAGCGGCCTCTGCTGGCGGTGTGCAGCTTGGTACTAATGTCTCCAATCGCATCGTGGTCAATGACGGAACTATCAAAGCGGTGGTCGGTGTTGGTTCAACCACTGGACAATGGCGGCATTACATCCGTTACTATCCATTAACTGTCGGGGCAACGGTACGATGAGCCTGGAGCAGCAAGTCTCTAACGGCGCAAATGCAGACAGGTTGATGCAAGAGCTTCAGCCGCATCTTTTAAGCGTGCAGCAAGCGATTGTGCAAGCGTGGGAAGCCTCTCCGGTAGGAGATATTGAAGGACAACACGAACTCCGGTTGATGCGAAAGTTATTAAACGACTTGGAAGCCAACATTCATAGAACTATTCATGACGGCAAACTCGCCCGTATCGAGATTGAACGTGATTCCATCATGGATAAGGCGAAAGTCGCTTTCCGTAAATTCAGATAGTATCCGGCTGTCGCACAATCAGCCAGGAAACGTAACAATCATTGTGCATAAACGTCGAGAGACGCTGTTCTCTAGGACGCTAGAGACCGACCCTTTAGGAGTAAACCAATGAGTGACCAAGCCCCAGAGCAGTCGCCAGTAGAAGCAGAAGCAAGCATTGAAGAACGTCTGCTGAATTACCTCAATCCAGAGGTAGCAGAAGAAGCCGCCCCGCAAGATACCGGAGAAGAAGCTCCAGAAGCCGAAGAAGTAGACACTCAAGAGACTGAGCCAGTCGAAGCCGAAGCGGAAGAAGCCGAGCCCGACCTTGTTGAGATCGAGGTAGATGGTGAGAAATACCAGGTTCCAGAATCCCTGAAATCACACATCATGCTACAGGCGGATTACACCCGTAAGACGCAAGAAGTCGCCGAGCAGCGCAAAGGACTGGAACAAGGCTGGCAACAGCTGCAACAGGCCGCCGAGTTGCAACAGGCAGCACTTGCCGAATACGCACAATTAAGTAATCTGGATAGCCAGCTACAGTCTTTTCAGGCCGTAGACTGGAACTCATTGTATGACCGCGATCCGGCAGAGTTTGTCCGGCTGAAAGAAGCCCGGAGAGATTTGCTCGACCAGCGCCAGAACCTTACGGTGAATATCCAGAGCAAACAGCAGGAACAGTACCAGCAGCAACAGCAAGCGCGTAGCAAGGCTATCGAAGAAGGGGTGAAGGTACTGACAAGGGAGATTCCAAGCTGGAACAACGACCTTGCCAAGACCCTCAACCAGTTCGCTACCGAGAAACTAGGATTTACCCCAGATGAGGTAAATACCGTAATCGACCCGCGCATGGTGAAACTGCTGCACAAGGCTTATCTCTATGACAAGTCGCAAAGCAACAAGCCGCTGACGGACAAGCGTGTCTCCAATTTACCTAAGGTTTCCAAACCCGGTGGCCCGAAGACGCAAACCGTCAACCAGTCACGCGAGCAAGAGGCCCGCAAGCTCCTGAAGAAGACCGGAGACCCCGAGGCATATTTCCTCGCTAAATATTCAAAGTAAACGCCGTGAGGCGCTACGAAAGGAAAACACATGTTTAAGCTATTTAAGGGCTATTTTAGCCTGTTCACCCTGATGGCCGTACCTTCCGGTACGTTCCAGTCGTTTCAGGCCGTGGGTAACCGCGAAGACCTGAGCGATATCATCAACGACATTTCCCCCACCGAAACCCCGTTCTACACCAAGGCGCGCAAAGGCACTGCCTCTGCCACCTTCCACGAATGGCAAACAGACGCTCTTGATGCTGCTGCAACCAATGCCGCAATTCAGGGCAATGATGCGGTAATTAACACTGCCGTACCAACGGTAAGGTTGCGTAACTATACGCAGATCGTCACCAAGAGCGTATCGGTATCCGGTACGCAGGATGCCGTAAACAAGGCAGGACGTGCTTCAGAACTGGCCTACCAGATGAAGAAGCGCACCAAGGAACTCAAGCGCGATGTGGAATATGCTCTGGTGCGTAACCAAGCCTCCACCTCCGGTGCCGCAGGTTCCGGCGCTACTCTGGCTTCAGTCGAGTCGTGGATCGCCACAAACAAGACCTCTGTCGGTACGGGTACAGCCCAAACCACGCCGGGTTATTCCGGTGGTACCGTCGCATCCCCTACCGATTCCACGGTAGCGGGTTCAGTGACGGAAGCCAACCTGAAGGCCATTATCCAGGCTTGCTGGGTAGCGGGCGGTGAACCCGGTGTACTCATGGTGGGCGCTGCGACCAAGAGCAAAATCTCCGGTTCCTTCAACGGCGTAGCGACACGTTACCGTGAAGTGCCGGGACGTAATCAGGCTTCCATCATTTCGGGGGTAGACCTCTACATCTCGGACTTTGGTGAGCATGAGATCGTCCCGAACCGCTTCATGCGCGACCAGAATATCCTGGTGCTGGACATGGATTACTGGACAGTCTCGACGCTGCGAGGCTTCCAGGCGTTCGATCTGGCGAAGACGGGCGACAGCGAGAAGAAGCAGATTCTCACCGAGCTGACGCTGGTATCCAATAACGAGAAGGCATCCGGGAAAGTTTCGGACATTAACCCGGCGCTGTAACCTAGGAGGGAGGGCGCAAGCTCTCCCTTTTTTCTTATGCAAAAACGCTTTTTCGATTACGACCCGTTTACTGATACCACGCAGTGGTTTTATTACGATGAGTTGACAGACACCAGTTATCTGGAATCGATTCAGGGCGAAGATACCTTGAATGCACAGGTGGAAGCCTCCAAGACCTTGCAAAACGATGATAGTTATACCCGCAAAGGCATGAAGAACGACATGCTGCATTATGCCCACATTCCAGACCATGTATTGATGAAATGGCATGCGGACGGAATTAATATTAGCGACAGAAAAGAACTGTTCAAGCAAGTGAACAAACCCGAATACAGCTATCTCAAAACTACCAGACTCGTGCATAGATGAGCATACTGGACGCTATCCATTGCGTAGAAAATGGTGAGCCGGACGAAGCCTTAAGAATCGCTTCCAGGATACTCAACGACTCCCCCAATGAGGTCGATGCCTTATGTGTATCAGCCCAAGCTTTCATGCAGGCAGAACGCTATGGACTGGCATATAACCTGTATAAAAGAGCGGTAGAGTTGCAGCCCAGAATCCCCGGCATCTGGAATAATCTCGGGTTGATTTGCCTGAAGATGCTGAATCCGGTCGAGGCCAGAAGTTATCTACACAGATCACTGAAGCTAGACACCAAGAGCTGGGCGGCAATGAATAATCTAGCCCTCGCTGAAGTGAATGACGGAAAGCCGCAAGCTGCATTAGAGTTATGCAAGAAATCTTTGTCCATCGACCATAATCAGTGGGATGTGCATGAAACGATGGGCTATGCCAACCTCATGCTGGGCAACTGGACAGAGGGTTGGGATGGTTATGAATACATGGTGGGCAACGAGAAGCACCGCACCTTTGAGCCTAGGCGCGAGGATGCAGATTACTGGCGCGGTGAGAGAGGTATCCCCCTGCATGTACGAGGCGAACAGGGCATCGGTGACGAAATCAGCTTCGCCAGCATGATCAACGACGCATCTGAACACAACGAAGTGATTTTAGAGTGCGACAAACGCCTAGAAGGGCTGTTTAAGCGCAGTTTTCCCAAGATTAATGTCTATGGGTCAAGATTCGAGAAAAACCCGTCTTGGGTGGCACAGCATGCGTTTGACGACTGGTGCCTCTCCGGTTCTCTAGGCTGGCATTACCGCACGAAAACCGAAGACTTTGACGGCGAGCCTTATCTCAAGGCCGACCCTGAACGTAAATTGCAGTGGAAAGTCCTGCTGGACAGCCTAGGCACCAAGCCGAAAGTCGGCATCGCCTGGACAGGCGGCTTAAAGGATACCCATAGCCAAAGACGCAGCGTGGCGTTGGAACAACTGTTACCCATCCTTAAGCAAGATTGTACGTTTGTCAGTTTGCAGTACAAGCCGCCGACTGAATTAGCCGCATTCGAGCAGAAGCACGGGATAAAAATCCATCATTGGGCAAGAGCGACGGAAACCAGCGACTATGACGACACCGCGGCATTGGTAGATGAACTGGACTTGGTCATTAGCGTTACTACCGCCGTAGTAGACCTGTGCGGGGCATTGGGTAAGCCTTGCTGGGTACTCGTTCCGAACAAGCCGCACTGGCGTTATGGCATGAGCGGGGACAAGAAAGTCTGGTACAACAGCGTTAAATTGTTCCGTCAGGGTAAGGACTGGACAGGCATCATTAAAACCGTGGGAGATGAGCTTGCTCAATATATCAAGGCGGCATAACAGTAAGATTGGCGCAATTTGGAAACATGTATGCTAAATATTTTTATTGGGGTAGACGTTCGTCAACCGATCGCCTTTACTGTTTTACAGTCGTCTATCATCGCCAGGGCGAGTGTTCCGGTGGCGATTACGCCGTTATTGATCGAACAGTTACCGATTACCCGTAGAGGGCTGACCGATTTCACTTATACCAGGTATTTGCCTCCATACCTGATGGATTTCAAAGGCACAGCCTTATTCCTGGATGCGGATATGGTGGTATTGGGCGATATAGCAGAACTGTTTTCACTGGCCGACCCCAGATATGCCGTGCAAGTCGTGAAAGCCAAAGATAGATTTGAATGGCCGTCTTTGATGCTGTTCAACTGCGAGAAATGTAAATTATTGACCCCGGATTATATCGAACACGATCTGCCGCAAAACCTGCAATTCGGGGAAGTCGGGGAATTACCCAAGGAGTGGAACCATTGTGTAGGCTATGACGAACCTAACCCCAATGCGAAACTGATTCATTACACGATGGGCATCCCTGCCTTTCCAGAGGTTGGACATTTGGAGCATGTGGATACCTGGAAGAACGAACTCAAGGCCGCGAATTCGACGGTATCGTGGGAAGCCTTGATGGGCAAATCTGTCCACGCGGAACGGCTGCATGCTACGCGCTGGTAATACCTGGGTGCCGGATGGCGACCCGTATTTCGCCAATTACTTCAAGGGCGCAGATGTCTTTGAACTGGATAATCTAGAACTAGCTCTTAGTTTCGTCAAGAACTTCAAGGTAGCCGTCGATGGTGGAGCGCATGTCGGTTCATGGACTAGGCATCTGTCTTACAAGTTCGATCTTGTGGCCGCATTTGAGCCGAACCACCATAACTTTGAATGTCTGGTGTTAAATACCTTGGAATGTAATAACGTCGTTCTTTCAAGAGTCGGATTATCCGACATGGATGAAGAAGTGGCATTAGCACATGGCAATAATTCAGGTTGCTGGCATGCGGTAAAAGGGAAGGGGGTGAAACTCTCACCATTGCCGGATTATGGAGCCTTAGACTTTGTTAAATTAGACTTGGAAGGCTATGAAGAAAAAGCCCTGATCGGCATGCTTTCACAGCTACAGAAATATCGACCTGTCGTGTTGATTGAGGAAAAGGACTTGCCCCATCAACCCTTGAACTACTCAGCAAGATTGTTACTGCAAAACCTAGGTTATAAAGAACTAGCCACCAGTGGCAGGGATGTGATCTTTGGGCATTAAATCCTCGGCATTAGGCATTATTGCCAGGTTGAAGTGTAAGGATATTCTGTCGCTGTCCTATCCTGATCTGGTCATGACCAAGGAAGCCTGCGAAGAAGTCACCGGGATTAAACCGACCAAGTTCAACGATTCGCATAAATGGCACGGATTAACCGAACCATTGCCGGAAACATTGGATGTATTCGAGCAGCTTGGAAGTCAATTAACCTGTATCGATATCGTGGCGAGTCGTGGTGTTGAGACAGTCACAGACCTCAACTTCCCGCACGAACTTGGGCAATACGATTTAGTTCTTGACTGTGGCACGACCGAACACTGCTTCAATATCGGTCAAGCGCTGTTAAATGCAGCAAATGCGGTTAAGTTAGGCGGATATATCATGCACACACCACCGTTAAGCATGGTTAATCATGGCTTTTACTGCCTGCAACCAACACTTTTCTATGACTTTTACACCCAAAACGGCTGGGAAATCCTAGCCATGAGCGGAGAGGTAAATAACAAATGGTTCGACGTGGACGCCCTCCAAAGAATCCTGGTACCGCAGGAAGCCAGCCTGTTCATCCTGGCACAGAAGAACAGCGAACAAGAGTTGAAGTTCCCCATGCAGTCCAAGTACCTCAACAATCCCGCGTTAAAGTAAGCTTTTTGCATGTGGGGGAAGACTCAAGCCTCCCCGCCAAGATGGTCGAGAGCGTTAGAAACGTCATGCCGCATGCGATCATCGTGCAAATGACCGATTTGAATACACCTAAAGTTACCGGAGTAGATGAAGTCATCCGAAAACCCTTTGACGGCAAATTGATGACCTTCCGCATGCAGCACCTGGCTTCGCTGGATGGGGAGTGGATTACCTTGGATACCGATATCCTGCTGCTGAAGGACATTTCCTTCATTCTCGGTAAAGAATTCGACGTGGCCTTGACCAAGCGCACAGGGAAGATACTCGACCAGGACGGTACGGATATTGTGGCGCACATGCCCTATAACACTGGGGTCATGTTCTCCAAAAGTAGACGTTTTTGGGAAAGCGCTTACAAATTACTCTTGGGCATGCCGGAATCCGCGCATAAATGGTGGGGCGATCAACTCAGTGTCAGACTCGCCGCAGATTCAAAGCGGTTTACCGTGCTCGAATTAGATTGTAATGACTATAACTACACCCCCAAGGATGCAGACGAGCGCAAGGACTGTTATGTCCTGCATTTCAAAGGCCAAAGAAAAGACTGGATGCTAAATGGCAATTACCAATTATTCGCAGCTTCAGACCGCCGTCGCCAACTGGCTTAGTCGTAGCGATCTGACCAGCCTGATCCCGGACTTTATCACGCTGGCAGAAACCAAGTTTAACCGGGCATTGCGTTGCCGCGAGATGGAAGCCATTTCCTCTTTGTCTCCGGTCAATGGCGTTGTGGCGTTACCCAGTGACTTTTTACAGTTTAGACGTATTTACCTGAATATCGCTACGCCTATACAACTAGAATATCTGCCGCCAGAACAGTTTTATCTGAAATACCCGATCTTGACCAGTGGCAACTATAATCCGTCGCGTTACTTCACGATCCAAGGCGGGAACTTGTATCTGTCAGATACCACGACTACCAATAGCCTGAGTGTTTTGTATTACCAACGCATTCCAGATTTGGCGACGAACACCACTAATTGGCTGCTGACTTACAATCAGGATGTGTATCTCTATGCGACCTTGGCGGAAGCATCCAACAAGACCAAGAACATTAACGATTACCAGAAATACAACGCCTTGACTCAAGGGGTCATCGACCAGTTAATGGATTCTGATAAGCATGGCAAGTTCTCCGGTTCAGCAATGCGGGTGATTGCTGCATGAAATTCTCCCTGACCGGATATGCGCCGGATATAGACCCAACGGCTCCCGGAGTCTTGACTGCCTGTTCGGCCTTTATACCGACAGAGCGAGGCATGCAAGCCGCTCCAGGCCCTTCTGACCCAGGTTATGATGCGCTAGCTGCCGCTTGTTTTGGCTCTGCCGCTGTACGCAAGAATGACAACTCATCCAGATTGATTGCTGGTAGTGCGACCAAACTCTACGAACTCACAGCCACGACTTGGACGGACAGAACCAGATTATCTGGAAATTATACGTTAGGGGCAGACAATTTCTGGAGATTCGCACAGTTCGGTGACACAACTCTCGCTGTAGCGAAGTCCGATGCCTTGCAATTCTCCAGTTCTACTACGTTTGCCGATGTGGTAAAAGGTGGGAATACGGCCCCCAAGGCCTCTATCGTGGAGACGGTAGGTAATTTTGTATTCCTGTGCGATACCAACGAGGCTACTTATGGCGATTCACAGAATAGATGGTGGTGTGCGGCGATAGGAACTTATGATGATTGGGTTCCTGCTATCTCGACCCAATGTGCGACCAATATACTAACTTCTGCGCCGGGGCGTATCTTTGCCGCTCGACGTTTCGGCAACCAGATTGTGTTCTACAAAGAACGCGCCATGTATATCGGCACGTATGTCGGCGTTCCTATTGTGTGGGATGTGCAACAGATTCCGGGTGAGGCCGGATGTAATTCTCAAGAGGCCGTCGTCAATATCGGCTCCGCAGATAACCCCGTACATATTTTCATGGGGGCGGATGACTTCTGGCGGTTTGATGGTTCACGACCTGTTCCGATAGGTTCTCCGTTAAGGAAGACCGTATACGCCGAACTCAACACCGCTTATGCCAACCGGATTAAAACCCTGCATGACCGCGTTAATTCAAGGGTGTATTTCTTCTACCCCTCTAATGCCGGGAACGGGGCGATTGATAAGTGTGTCGTCTACCATTACCGCGAAAACCGCTGGGGGCGGGATGACAGGACGATTGAAGCGGCGCTGGAGTACATTGCAGGAGGGATAACGTGGGATACGATACCTTACGCCTCGTGGGACACTATTCCTTCAAGTCTGTCATGGGATTCACCGTTCTGGACTTCAGGCACCTTTACGCCGGGGATATTCGACACGACCCATGATCTTAAGTCTCTATCCGCGATTGCCGGGAATAGCTCGTTTACTACTGGAGACGTGGGTGATGATGACCTGTTCTTTATCCTCCAGCGGGTTAAACCAAAGTGGCTCACCGCTCCCACTTCTGCAACGATGACCAACTTCTATAAAGCCTCACAAGGCGACGCATTGACGCAGGATGCGACAACGACAATGGGGCTATCCAGGTTCGATGTTTTAAGGTCGTCCAGATGGCATCGGTTGCAGTTTGACTTAGTCGGGAATGCGGTAACCAATGAGATGAATATAGATTACGAGGAAGACGGCGAGGAATGAGACTCAACCAGTTCAATCAAGTCCCACGCGAATACAACGCGCAAACATTTACCAGAATCATTCAGAACATAGAGAACCAACTAAATAATCTCTCTGAAGGCATCATGACAGCGAAAACGAATGCCTTAACCGCTGCTCCGACTACGGGGACGTATGCCGTTGGGGACTTTGTAGCGAACTCCGCTCCATCCGAATTAGGCGGAGTGGGGAGCAAGTATCTAATCTTGGGCTGGTGCTGCACTGTCGCCCCTGGGACTTTCCTAGCTTGCAGAGTGTTGACCGGCAATTGATCTGCGTCGGACTGGATTTGGCCTTGTGGCCGGAAGTTAAATACAGCGTCTTAGAGGCGTTAAAACTCGACGGCGGTAGATTATCCTTAGACGACATAAAAGATGCGCTAGAGGCTCAGCAAATGCAGCTGTGGGGGCTTCATGACGGCATTTTGAGAGCCGTAGTAATCACCGAAGTCATTAATTACCCGCAAATGCGCTGTATCCGGTTCGTGACAGCTTCTGGACGTGATCTTGAAATGTGGCTGGATGTATTGATAGACACGGTGAGTCAATGGGGTGCAGAACAAGGGGCGCACGCGATGGAATTCGTTGGGCGCAAGGGCTGGGAAAAAGTATTAAGCAAGCGTGGTTTCGGTTCCACCCAAATCATGATGACCAAGTTTATCTAAAAAGGAAATAATTATGGGCAAAGGCGGCGGCGGAAGTACGCAAAGCTCTACACAGACAGTTACTCCATGGAGCGGGGTGCAACCTTTCCTCACGGACTACCTGCAAAAAGGCCAGCAACAGTACGGGACTCCGTTCCAATACAATTCTGGTGACCAGATAGCCCCTTTTTCTCCTGAACAGCAGTATGGGCTTGCCATGACTACTCAACGAGCGATTAACGGCTCCCCCGTGGTGAATGCTGCCCAACAGAATGCCTTGGGAACCTTGAACGGCGATTACATGAACCCAGATTCAAACCCTTGGCTCAAGAATACCGTTGATACTGCTCTCAACGATGTTACAGGCAGGGTTAATTCTCAATTCGGTAATAGCAACTTCGGTTCAAGTGCGAATCAGGAACTCTTAACGAGAAACCTCGCTGATACTGCTTCCAATATCTACAGCCAGAACTACCAGAACGAACGCAATAGACAGATGCAAGATCAGGCTTTGGCTCCGACATTAGGGCAGACCGATTACACCGATGCGCAAGCCCTGTTAGGCGTTGGCGGTGCACGGCAAGGACTCGCGCAGCAATACCTAGACCAAGCCAACGGCCTCTATAACAACTATATCGGCTACCCACAAGCGCAGTTAGATGCCTATGGCAATGTGATTCGTACCGGCATGGGCGTGGGTTCGAGTTCCACTTCAACATCCCCCAATCCGAACCAATCCAGCCCATTAGCCGGAGCGTTAGGCGGAGCAGCGACTGGCTTTAGTCTAGGTGGCCCGTGGGGTGCTGCCGCAGGCGGTCTACTCGGTTTATTCAGTTAAGGAAAAATCATGGCATATCCAAATATCATCAATTACAACCACACCCCTTACCTCAATAACATGCCTGCCGGAGTGGCTAATTTTATCGGCAATAGTCCAATAAGTCCCAATGAGTTCAACTTCTACCAGAAAAATGGCTGGCTGAGTCCACTACAGTCTCAGAACTCGCAACAAACCCAAGCCCAGCCACAAGCCCCCATGTCTACACCTGGCTCTTTACAGAGCCAATTTAACCGTTTGACTGGACAAGCTTCTGACGCTCTAAACGGTGGACTATTGGGGTACATGCCGTCGCAACTAGTTTCTTCAGGCAGTAACCCGCAAACCTTCAATGCGCCTCAAGGCAGCTTCCGCTTCCCCTTCGGCCTGTTGAACGGTCAAGGAGGCTAAGACATGGCCTTATTCAACTTCATGCCCGGAGAAACGGGCGGCAGTCCAGACCCATTAAACGGACTATTGTCCGGAAATGACCCATTACTGAATATCGGCCTCGGTATCCTTGCGAATAACCAAGGGCATTACGGACGTTTCGGCCCCGCATTAGGACTAGGTGCACAGCAAGGCATACAAAATACGTTACAGCAACGTCACCAGCAACAACTGCAACAAATACAAGCCTTGCAGATGCAGAAGATGCAACGTGATGCAGATCAAGAAGCACGCCAACGCCAAGCCGAAGATGCACTATCTAAAGCCTTCACGGGTGCTTATACGCCGGGTGACAGCACGCCTAATATGGGCTTCATGGATGCCAACAATCAAGCCATGCAAGGCACAAATCCATTGACTCCAGGCAATCCAACCGATGTGACTAATCCGAGCGTAACTCCGCAACAGAACTATCAATGGAACGCACAGCCTGGAAGCTTTAACACGCAAACGCTGTTACAGAATGTCATGAGTGACAATTCTATCCCCGGAGCTACCAAGTTCGCCTATATGCAAGGGTTAAAGAAAGACAACACGCCGATCAAGGTGGGTAAGGGCGAGAGTTTGGTCAATCCACAGACCTTCCAGCCTGTGTTTACCGCGCCTGAAGAAGCCAAGTATACATTTGCGCCTAACGGTCAGATTGTTGACCTCTCTAAACCCGATACGACGCAGAATTATGCCAAGCCTGATTTGCCTTCTGCTGTTCAGGAATACCAGTTCGCGCAAGGCCAAGGCTATCGAGGTTCGTTTAACGACTTCTTAATCAGTCAGAAGCGTGCAGGGGCTTCTAACGTCAATATCGACATGAAACAACAAGGCGAAGAGGCAAAGACTGTAGGGAAATACTTTGGCGACCAGTACGCTGACATTCAAAAAGCCGGGTTAGCGGCTACCGGAAAGATAAACAAGGTGAACCGCCTGAATCAACTATTGCAAGGCGTAGACACTGGAAAATTTACTCCAGCAGGCGTGGAAGTGGCTTCCGCAGCCCAATCGCTCGGACTGAATATCGATCCCAATTTAGGCAACAAACAAGCTGCCCAAGCCTTGTCGAACGAAATGGCGCTGGAATTGAGAAACCCAAGCGGAGGGGCAGGCATGCCGGGGGCGATGTCAGATCAAGACCGTGAATTCCTGCGCAGCATGACTCCTGGGATTGAAAAGACTCCCCAAGGTCGTCAACAGATTGCTAGCTCCATGACTGCATTAGCCCAACGCGATCAGGACGTTGCCCGTTTGGCTCGTGATTACCGCAAGAAAAACGGCACGATAGACGAAGGATTCTACGAGCAGTTACAGCAATACTCCAACAGTCATCCGATGTTTCCCCAAGCAAAATCCAATCCGATAGATGATTTGGTCAACAAGTACAAGAGCAAATAAATGGCGACCATAAACGAGCTGCAAGACGCGCTAGTCAACGCGCACAACGCTGGTGATACGCAAGCGGCTAATCAATTGGCTGATGCGATTGTGGCGATGAATAATCAACCAGCACAGCCTGCTCCAGCCCCGGCTACCACCTCATCCGATACGCTCATAGCCGCAGCTAAAGAGCTGCCACGTCAACTAGGACTTTCGGCGCGGCATTTGGTTGAAGGTGGGGCGGATTTCATTGGCACTGTAACTGATCCAGTGATTAAAGCGATCAACGGCGTGATGCCAACACCGCAAGCAACCACACAGGACTTGATTACAGGCAATCGTCCACAACCTCGGCAATTCGCCACCATGCACGATGTCGGGAATATGGTTTCCAATGCTATCGGACTTCCAGAACCTCAGAATGCAACGGAACGTGTAGTAGGAGACGCAAGCCGTATGCTAGTAGGCACTGGCGGACTGATGAAGGGCGCAGAAGCTTTAGGAAATCTTGTTAATTCTCCAGTCGTCAAAGGCGTGGCACAAAACATGATGGTGCGCCCTGGACTGCAAGCGGCGGGGGCGATAGGCTCAGGAACAGCAGGAGGCGCAGCCAGAGAGGCAGATGCCCCGCCAGCAGTGCAGTTTGGTGCATCATTACTCGGCGGCCTTGGAGTGCCTGTTGGCACGGCGGGGATTGAAAGTCTATACAACAAGGCTAGAAATGCTGTTTCTGGCAATTTGCCGCAGTCTAGCCAGTTTGTCGTCCCACCATCAAAATCCAACCCAGGTATTGTTAATAATTTACTGGAAGGTTATGCAGGCAAGCTTACCACTGGCCAAGCCGCCTCATTAAAGAACCAACAGGTAATTAATGATCTGGTGAAATCTGATTTAGGCATTCCGTCTAATGTTCCGGCTTCTGTGGATGTACTGAATAATATTCGCCGGGATGCTGGAGATGCTTACCAAGCGGTTAAAAACACAGGCAATGTGACCGCCGATAAGACCTATATGGATGCTTTGGACAATATCGCCAAGAACTACCAAGGCGCAGCTAAATCATTCCCCATGCTGGCTAAAAACGATGTTGTGGACTTGGTGGATGCCATGAAAACACCGCAGTTTGAAGCAGGAGCCGGTGTGGATGCGATACGGGTGTTAAGAGACAACGCCAATAGTGCTTATGCTAACGGGAATACTGCTTTAGGCAAGGCGAATAAGGAAATAGCCAATGCTTTAGAAGATCAATTAAGTCGCCATTTGGATGTTATAGGCGCGCCAGACGATTTAATCAAGAATTTCCAGAATGCACGCCAGACTATTGCTAAAACATATTCTGCTCAGTCGGCTTTAAATCAAAGCACAGGTAATTTTGTGGGCGGCAAGCTTGCCAAACAGCTAGAAAAAGGCAAACCGTTATCTGGCGGCATGAAAGACGTTGCACAGTTCGCCCAAGCCAACCCAACCGCTGCACGGGAAATGCTTAGTTCTGCCCCTGGATTAAGCCCATTGGATTACGCGACAGGGATTATCGGCGCGGGTGCTTCTGGCAACCCATTGTTACTAACCGCAATGGCTGGCAGGCCAATGGTTAGAAGCCTACTACTATCGAAGCCTTATCAAAGTCTGTTAGCAACGCCATCGGCTCAAGCTGGCTATACAGGAACACCATTCCTACTTACACCAGGATTACTTTCTGGCCCTGAACAGCCAAGCGACAATAACAAACGCTACCAATGACCCTAGTTGTATCGGGTTGTAAGACATTTTTTACTCCTGTTTGTTGAAGACGAAACAAACATACCCCCATTTATTTTATTAGTCAAACTTTTTGATATGTTTGTGAAAGGTTCCCTATGGCAGTTCCTTCCGTAATGTCGGATTTATCGACGACCGCTGCATCAAATTCTCCCGCAGGCTCAGAGTCTCCAACGGCTGGCGATGACTTTATCCGTGCCATCTCTGCGATTCTTAGAGCCACTAATGCCAAGGGCGCGGACATTGCCTCAGCCTCGACCACTGATATCGGCGCGGCTACGGGCGAGTTTGTTGATGTAACAGGTACAACCACGATCACCGCTCTAGGAACTATTGCTGCTGGGATTAGACGGACTGTAAGGTTTACCGGGGCTTTAACCTTAACCCATAACGCAACTTCATTAATACTTCCGGGTTCAGCCAACATCACAACCGCAAATGGTGATGTCGCCGAGTTCAGGTCATTGGGATCCGGTAACTGGAAATGCGTGGATTACCTACCGCAAAGCGGCGCGGCTATTGGTGCTTTCGTAGACACTAACCCCATCGTTATCGGTTCAGCGGATGCCACTAAGAAAGTAAGGTTTGAAGTAGACGGACTGACTACCGCAACCACGCGAGTCATGACACCCCCAGATAAAGATATTACCTTGGCTGGATTGGCGGATATTAACGGTGGGGCTAATTTAGGTAGCAAAGTGCAATCCGTAACCGCTACGCAAGCCTCCGGTGCATTGACACTGACCACTAATCCTACCGTGATGGATTTCCGCTCCACGACTCTGACAAGTGGAGCACCCAATACGCGCACGCTTTCATCTGCATCATCGCTTGTCGTGCCATCCGGTGCAACTCTTGGGGTAGCGACAACGCTATCGGGAAGGCTGGTCAAAGGCTTGCTGGACAATGCCGGGACGCTGGAAGAATTTGTGGTCAATCTGGCGGGGGGGAATAACCTGGATGAAACCACGCTCATTAACACGACCGCCATAAGCGCATCCTCTACAGCGGCAAATGTCATTTATTCAACGACAGCTCGAACTGGTGTTCCTTTCCGTGTTACTGGCTTTGTAGATGCGGTAAATACTGCTGGCGCATGGAGCAACCCGACATTGGTGCAAGGGATTGGTGGTCAAGCACTAGCGGCGCTCGCCAGTTTAGGGTATGGGCAGACTTGGCAGAACGTACTTGGCAGCAGAGCCTTCGGAACAACTTACACCAACACGACTGGGAAACCAATTCAGCTATCTGTTTATGCGACGGCTACCGTAGGTGGGGTTATTTCGTACTCAATCAACGGTGTGATTCAAGGACAATCATCTCAGTCCGGAGGAGCCGGGTATGGGCTTGGCACCTTAACCCCAATAGTGCCGCAAGGAGCAACATATCTAGTAACAAATGTTACTAGCGCAACACTCGTCTATTGGTTTGAACTTCGCTAAAGGCTAAAAATGAAATACTTTAAAGACCCTTCCACAAATCAGCTCTATGCCTATGAGGCAGATGGTTCGCAGGATGCGTTTATCCCTGATTCCCTAGTGGCGATTACCGAAGAAGAAGCGGATGTGCTACGCGCAGACCCGCCACCCCCGCTTCCAACTACTATCGAGTTATTGGCCGAATCAGACAAGTATATGTCACGCGCCTCGGAGGATTTGATTGTATCCTTGCTGGAAAAAGGTTCTATCCTAAAGACGGATATGCAGCAAATCGTGTGGGATAGGATTAATTACCGTCGCGGACTGCGTAATCAGCCTCCGGTATGATGCAATCATTATTGCAGTTGGTGAAATAATGGCACTCCATCCAAAGGACTACGGCAGTTGGTATGACAAGTACCTGAATATGTGGCCATTCATGATCGACGATACCAAGGTACATACCATCGGCATTGCCTGGATATTCAAAGAAGACGGTAAGTGGAACCTATGGCCTAGAGTCACAGGGAACCATCAATACTACAACGCTCAATTTTTCCTACGTCTAGGCTTTCCTTTGGCGGTCTTTTTTGGGATGCGCCTATCCAGTACCAGGCTCTTACAACTCGGGCTTGGCTGGAAACAAAACGGACGCTTTGCGATTCACCTCCGGTTCCAGACTGATGAGAGCGCAGCTATTGGCTCTACATCTCCGAACTACGGGCAAGCCAGTGGCTGGGATTACGGAGAACACTAATAATTGTGATTAATTTTTAACTCGGGGAAATGATGGAAGCCTTAACAATAAAAATGTTCGCTGCTCTTAAATGGTTATTCCCAGCAGTTTTGGGTTCAGCCTTTGCCGCCTATTCAGGAGAGCGACAGACTCCCGTTAAAACCTTTATCAGTTTTGTCAGCGGAGTAGTGACGGCAGCCATCTTTGGGGGCGCTGCAATCCAATACTGGTCGGTTCCGGTGGGTTGGTTGCAAGCCGCAATCTATTTCAGCATCGGCTTATGGGGCATGGGGATTGTTATCCAAATCTCTGAAAAGACCCCGAACGCCATCGATGCCATAATCCAGAGACTCACTCGATGAATACTATCTACTTATTACTGGCGATCAGTTGCGTCGTCATGGAAATAAGCTCAAAGATCAATACCGACAACATTATCGAAAAGGTCGGGCTATCGGTCATTTTCCTTGGTTGCGTGATTAGCCTACAGGGAAGATGGAACCACCTTATCCCGATAGGGACTTGTGTCTATGTCGCTTCCGTTCTCTTGCGCGGATTGATTGCGACGCATAGACGCAGGATGTCGGACAGAAAGGAAACATGATGGATGGTGCACAGCTCGTTAACATGCTGACTCAGCAGCTCATCGGCGAGGAAGGCGAACGCTTGACCGCTTATAAAGATAGTTTGGGGTTATGGACTATCGGTATAGGGCGCTTGATTGATTCAAATAGGGTGGGCGCAGGGCTGACCCATTACGAGTGCATTTATCTACTCAATAACGATATTGAAAAGGTCAGACACCAGCTATCCATTAACATGCCGTGGACAACCTCACTGGATACTGTGAGATATGGGGTTCTGTGCAATATGTGCTTCCAGCTAGGTATCACTGGACTGATGAACTTCAAGAAGTTCCTGGAATTTGTACGAACGGGCGACTATGAACAAGCCTCCACGGAAATGCTCGATTCCAATTGGGCATCGCAAACCCCATCACGAGCCAATCGAATGTCGAAACAAATGTCCACCGGGCAATGGCAGATGCAAACATGATAACCCTTACTCTTGCCTTAGTCGCTCTAGTCGGCGCTTTCCTCTATCTCTGGCTGACCTCTAACCATCTGGATTACGAATCGTCGCTTAAAAGAGACGAGCAGATGATGATTATCGTGGTGCTTACTATTTTTGATCTGGTTTGCATGTCGGCGCTAGCCCTTTGGAGATTCTTCTAATGTTATTTCTCGAAACCTACTGGAAGCCCATTTTAACGCTCGCTATCGCATTAATTCTGTTTGCCTATATCAGCCTATTAAAACATGAAATAAAGAGCTTACGGAGCGATAACGCAAGCCTTACAGCTACTATCGCCCAAGTTAAAGCAGTGGGTGACCTGCAAAACGCGCAAACTAAGCAAAAAGAGCAAACAGCGCATGAAGTCGCCGTGAAAACAGCGCAGGAATTCTCCCAAGCCGCCCAACAAGTAAAGGATTATTATGCGAGCCATCCCGTTATCAAGCATGTTGTTAGTATTAAGCCTGTCAGCGTGTGTAACACCCCAACAAATACCAGTGGCAGCCAATTGCCCGACACGGGAGCCAGCCCCCAAGGAACTGATGCAGACCCCGCCGACCCAATACCTGCTCGATCAAGCCTTGAAGAAGCCTGCACCTTGACGACTTTGCAATTAGTGAAGTTGCAGGACTTCGAGCGGGGACAGGAAGCGATTAAGTGAAAATCAAACTCCCATACCACAATGACGAAAATACCTTCATTGAAGTTGAAGCCTCGTTAATCCTTATTGTTCTTGCTTGTCTTGGGTTGATGGCGTGGTATTTGTTTGGATAGCGTATATGTCTGGTGAAAACGAGCCGTTCCAATGGAATCAAGCCTAGTTATTAGATAAGCAATATACATTCATATCTCAAAAATTAGGTCGGGGCCTGCTAGCGTATTCTGTGGTAATGGAAAACATAGGAAGCATTACTCTCGGTCAGCTAGTCTATTAAATAGGGTGGGAGAACCCGATACGCCACCTTAGTGTAGAATTACTACACAGCTCCATATATTATAATCCATCTATCCAATCCGCCACCAATAGCACAACACCCAAGATAAAAATAAAACCTCCCAGGATGGAATAGCAGAACAGCACGTCATTGGTGAATTTTTTCATTGTTGTTTCCCTGATTTCAGATTATTCAATTTCAGCACCATTTCATCAACTTCCCACAAAAACGTACTCACTTCGTTTTCCAGCATTTCAAGATAACTTGGGATAGGCGTGAATCGCACCAAAAACAGCCTCAATTCCTCATTCATGCGCGGGTCGTAGCTGACAAAATCACACCACTTTCGCTGTGTGCAAATAAGTTGCCACGCCATTTGCGGGATGTACTTATCCGGCACTTTGTCAGCTAATAGATAATCAATGTGGGTGGCTGTAATCGGGCATTTGATTTCGATCAGCCCATCATCATCAATCAACCCATCCGGAGATGCGCCACTAAGCTTGATGCCAGGATGCGGAACAAAGCCAATTTCTCTCACCATATTGCCTGTTTCCGCTTCATAAGCAGCACGCGCCAATGGTTCAGTATCCGTTCCCCATTGCATTGCGCCATTGGTATAAGATTCAGCGACGATTCCCGTAAGCCGTTCAGCCACTAATTGTGCACGGTAATTTGCCCGTGAAGTCGAGTAGCCGCTTTTCGTAGTAGCGATGATATCCGAGATGCGACTAGCCGTGACTAATCCGCAGCGCGCCTGTTTCCATTCATCAGAACCTTGAATCATGATACGGCTGCCTTGATCTTGTTCGCTGAATCCACGTCATTGACTTTCACACATTCGGCAATGGCATCCTTGTAGGCTTGCTTCTTCGCTTCGCCATCTGCCACTTTGATTTTTGTAATGAGTAATTCCACTCGATCATCGGATAATCCACGTTCAGGAGCGCGGCTTTCTTCATCCTCTCCTGTTTCAATTTCAAACAGCTTAAGCACAGCGTACTTTTTGGCATAGCTCAAAGCCTTACCGGGGGCTTTGTCGGCATTGTCCATCGCGTGCGCTTCAATGCGAATCACGATAACTTCTTCTGGCTTATCGATATTGGCGAAGGTAAAGTCATAAGTTGCCTCGTAACGCGCCTGTTTCGCCAAGTTACCGTCTTTATCCACAGTCGGCATATTCATGGTGCTAGCGACAAGTGAAGGCCAGCAGACAATCCCATTTTTGACTAGGTGGTCGCGCACCATTGCGGTAACAATAT